ATTGCGGTGCGGACCCTGGGCCATGATGCTGCCGGAATTATTTCCAAGGCCACGGAGATCGAATTCATCATGGGCAGCCAGGGGGCGGCATCCGCAGACCTGTACAAGGACCTGGCCGGGTTTGCCAACAAAGAGATATCCAAGGCGATTTTAGGGGGCACCCTGACGGCGGATGTGGATGGCAAGGGCTCCTATGCTGCATCCAATACCCACAATGATGTTCGCCACGACCTGATCAATGCAGATGCCAGGTCACTGGCGGCAACGGTGCGGACCCAGTTCCTGCGGCCCTATGTGGGCTTTAACTATGGATGGGACACCGCGGTGCCCAGATATACGGGCATGTTCAAGCCAGATGACCCTAAGGCTTATGCAGATCTGATTGATCAGCTTGCCGACCGGATGGATATCCCCGTATCCCATATCCGGACAAAATACAGCATTCCGGAGCCCAAAGACGGTGAAGAATGTCTGAGGCCGAAAAATGCCGTTGTGAGTGCGCCCATATCATCCAAGCAGTATGTGGTTGCAAAGTCGACAAACCCTGCGAGAAATGAAAATCTCGCATTTCTCGACATGGTTTCTGACAACCTTGGCACCCAGGCGGATGATCATATCCAGGAGAGCCTGGATAGGGTCAAAAAAATCATGGCATCGGCCCAGGATATCCAGGATATGAAATCCATGCTTTCCCAGGCGTTTGCGGATCTGGAACCTGACGATCTGGGTGAGTTGATTGCCAAGGCTATGGCGGCCGCCGAACTCATGGGCCGGTATGAGGTGATGGACGATGCCTGATATCCTGGAGATATATGGCGGAATGCCATTTGACGAGGCCATTGCCTATTTCCGGGACAAGTTGTCCATGACCACGGAGCACTGGGACGATCTGTGGAAGCAGATGCACACCAAGGCGTTCACCGTTGCCGGGGCCATGGATGAGGAACTGCTGGAAGATCTTAGGTCCGCTGTTGATAAGGCCATTGCCGAAGGAACCACCCTGGCTGAGTTCCGGAATGATTTTGATGCGGCTGTCAAGGCCTTTGGCTGGGTCTACAAAGGCGGACGGAACTGGCGGTCAAAGGTGATTTACGACACCAACCTGCGCTGTGCTTACCAGGCCGGCCGGTACCGGCAGATGTCAGATCCGGATGTCACAGCGTTGCGGCCATACTGGCAATACCGGCACGGTGATTCTGTCAATCCCAGGGAACAGCATCTTTCCTGGGACGGCCTGATCCTGCGGCATGACGATCCCTGGTGGAACACCCATTATCCGCCCAACGGCTGGGGATGCAAATGCCGGGTGGTGACGCTGTCAGAGCGGGATATGGTCCGGCTTGGCAAAACAGCACCGGACAAGTCCCCGGCCATTGAGTACCGGGGATGGACAGACCGGGATGGCAAAATTATCCAGGTTCCCGTGGGTATTGATCCGGGATGGGATTACAACGTGGGCCAGGGAAACAACATTCTGCGGGCCGCATAAAAGGAGGATTCAATGCACAAAATTTTAACGCTCATTGCCAAGGTCAGCCAGGACGGTTCCGGATGGATGGTGCTGTTTAAGGCCGGGTGGGGAGAACTTGCTGACGGCGTGAAATACCTGGTGGACAAAACAGCCTTTGACCTGGTCAAAAGCTATGTTGCCGGAACGGGCAATGAGGTCGTTTTTGATTATGAGCATCAGACGCTGAAAAATATGGAAGCCCCGGCATCCGGGTGGATCAAGGAACTGGCCTGGGAGGACGGCGTGGGCATCAAGGCCCGGGTGGAATGGAATGAAAAAGCATCCGGATATCTGGCAAAGAAAGAGTACCGGTATTTTTCGCCTGTTTTCTTTGTCCGCCAATCAGACAAGCGCGTATGCGGGCTGCATAGTTCAGCTCTGACCAATACCCCTAAAACAAAACATCTGACCCCCATACTGGCCAAGCTTTCAGCCGGGTTGGATCAATCAAAGGAGGATCCTATGGATCGAATAAAACTTATTGCGGCCCTTGGGCTCAAAGAAAATGCCACGGACGATGAAATTATGGCGGCTGTGGCCAAGCTGGGCATTGCTGTGCCGGAAGTAAAGGACAGGGAAATCGTTTCCAAGGCGGTTACCGCCGCACTTGATCTTGAAGATACTGCCAATGAATCCATGGTGGTGGCCTCCATCAATGTATTGAAACAGGAAAATTCCACAGGGGTATCCGCTGAAGACTTTAATGCCCTGAAAGAAAAAATGGCTGAGAGGGACGCCACGGATGCCGTTTCCAAGGCCATTGCCAAGGGCAAGGTGACGCCTGACCAGAAGGATTGGGCCATGGTTTACGCCAAAAAAGACCCGGAAGGATTTGCCACCTATGTGACCAAGGCCCCCCAGGTGATACCCGTGGATAAGCTGCCGGGCAAAACGCAAACGGCAACAGATCCGGCGGCGGATGAGGCGGTTGTCGCCGTGGCGAAAATGATGGGCGTGGATCTGGAAGATATTAAAAAATACAACGGAAAGGAGGGATGATAGATGACGGCGTTAACTGAAGACAAGCAGATAGAACTCCAGGACGGTGTGGAAAGGCCGTTTCAGGTTGCTGCAAGCCAAAAAATATACGGCGGTGCATTGACCTGTGTGAATGCGGCCGGGTATGCCCTGAAAGGCTCTGATACAGCCGGGTTGATTTTTCAGGGAATTTCCATGGAGCAAAAGGATAATTCCTCAGGCTCCAACGGGGATTTGAGTATTGTTCTCCGGCGCAGGGGGCTGATCAAGGTTATCATGGACACGGCCATCACCATTGCGAATATCGGTGACAACGTGTTCCTGGTGGATGACCAGACCGTGGATCTTTCCGGGAACGTGAGCAACAATATTTTTTGCGGGATAATCGCCGGGTACATTGATACCACCCATGCCTGGATCGACATTGAACCGGCTATCCGCCAGGCGGATGTGGCCACACATATTGCCGATACCAGCGCCGCCCATGCCGCATCCGCCATCAGCATGGCCGATGCAGGCGGTTTTACGACCCAGACAACAGTGGAAGCTGGCCTGCAGGAGATCTATCCCAAAGCACCGGTGGCCATTGCAGATCCTGGCGCATCCGGGGCAATCCCCGTGACACGGTCCGGCACCGTGGCTCTCACAACGGCTGATGCTGAGACACGGACCCTGGCCATTCCTGGGCTTGCGGGCATCACCATAGCCATAACCCTGGATGTGGACGGCGGTGACTGCGTCATCACGGCGGCGGCCGCAATCAATCAGACGGGCAACAATACCATTACTCAGGCCGATGCAGGAGACACCATTGTTTTGGCTGCTGTGCAGGTGGCCGGGGGCCTGGTGTGGCGGACAGTGGTCAATGACGGATGTGCATTGTCAACGGTTTAATACAGCAACCATAGGAGAACAACACCATGTTAGTTAACAAATCGAATCTGACGGCGGTCTTTATCAATTTGAAGACCACGTTCAACAAGGCGTTTGATGCCGCGCCGTCTATCTGGGAAAAGACCACTATGCGGATACCAAGCGGATCTTCGCAAAATGATTATTCCTGGCTGAGCCGGTTCCCGAAGATGGTGAAATGGCTTGGGTCCAAAACGATCAAGGCGCTCAAGGCAAACAAATATACGGTGGTCAACGATGACTGGGAAGCCACCGTGGAGGTGGATAGAAACGATATCGAGGACGACAATATCGGGATCTATGCGCCCATGGCCCAGGATGCCGGTTTTTCGGCCAAGCAGCTTCCGGACGAAATTGACGCGGACCTGAAGAACAACGCATTTACCAATCCATGCTACGACGGCCAGTATTTTTATGACACGGATCACCCGGTTGCCGGAGCAAGCGTCAGCAACAAGGGGACTGCCGCGCTTTCCGCTGCCACGACAGCGCTTGCCACTGCCTCGTATGGCGCGGCAAGGACGGCGATTATGTCGGGCAGGGATGATGACGGCAGGCCGCTGGGTCTTATCCCGGATGTGCTTGAGGTGGGTCCTGCCCTGGAGGCCACGGCCAGGCTGATATGTGAAAGCGACAAGCTCACGGATCAAAGCCCGAACCCATACAAAGGCACAGCAATGGTGCTTGTAAACCCAAGGATAACAAGCACCACGCAGTGGATGCTGCATGTGACAAACCGCCCGCTTAAGCCGTACATCTACCAGGAGCGCAAGAAACCGGTGTTTGTACAGCAGACAAACCCGGACACCGAAGATGTGTTCATGAACAAGAAATTTAAATTCGGAGCTGAAGCCAGGGCAGCCGGCGGATATGGACTATGGCAGCTTTCTTACGGCTCCACCGGCTTGGGATAGAGTCTCTTTAAACCATAATGCACGGCCCCGGGTGGGTTCCATCCGGGGTTTCATGGAGGGATAAAATGAAAGTTTTTGTAAAATCGCGTACAGACGGGTTCCGGCGGTGCGGCGTGGCTCATACCAGGGAAGGAAGAGAGTTCCCGGACGGATTTTTCAGCGAGGAACAGCTCATGCAGCTTAATGAAGATCCTGAGATCACCATGGGGCCTGTACTTGACGATACAGAAGAGCCGAACCTTGAAGATCTGGCCGAAGCGGCCGGAAAGGCCATTGAAGACGGCAATACCATTGCCAGCGGAGCACCGTCTGTGGAGGCTATGGAGGAAATCCTGGGGTACAGTATAACATCTGAGCAACGGGCTGTGGCCTGGGCTGCCTGGAAGAACGGGAATAAATAACCATGTCCTACTGCACGTTGGCAGATATCCAGTACGTCATGGATGAAGATGACGTGATCCGGTTTACGGATGACGATGATTCAGGAACCGTGGACACGGATGTGGTGGACAAGGCTATCTCCGATTCCGGATCTCTTGTGGATGCTTATTTGGCAGCCCGGTATACCGTTCCCATGGACCCGGTACCGGACGTTATCAACGGAGTTGCCTGTGATATCGCCGTGTACAAGATATCTTCCCGGCGCGGAATCGCTTCCGAAGAGGTCCGCAAGAAATTTGAAGATGCGGTGAAGTTTCTGGAAAGGCTTGCGTCCGGGAAGGCTGTTTTGCCAGGATCGGATGAATCCACATCCGGGGGGACGGATATGGTCCGGATGACTTCTGATGTCCGGATCTTTTCCCGGGACAGCATGAGGGGGTTCTGACGTGGCCGGGGACGGGGTTGTTTATAAATGGGACGATGAAGAGCTGCAGGCGCTGGTCAAGGCATCCATCGGGCGGGTTGAGGATTTCACGCCCGTTATGAAATCCTATGCAGACTATATGGTGAAACGGACCGATGACCGGTTTAAGGCAGAAGAGGCGCCTGACGGATCTGACTGGGACAAGCTTAAGCCTGTTACCATGCTGCGCAAGAAGCGTCGGAAACCGCCTGCAATAGACAAGATTCTCCATCAGGATGGTTACCTGAGACTGGTTCATCCCCATGCGGACAAGGACAGTGCCGGCGTTTATTCCACCCGGGTGTATGCGGCCATCCACAACCGTGGCGGCATGGCCGGGCCGGGGAAGTCGGTCGAAATCCCCAAGCGCGAGTTCCTGGGCTTTAACCCGGAGGATATCCGGGAGTTCCAGGAGACGGTGGCGGACTATATTGTTTTAGGGAGGAAGTAAATGAACGGACTGATAACGGCCATACAGACAAAACTAAGGGAGATTTCCGGCATCAGGGAGCCGGATGTGTTTTTATCCCCGGATCCGGATGTGATCCCGCAGAGTTCCGGGTTCCCCTGCATCGGCATTAAGGACGGCAAGGTGCTGCGCTCTGATTTGTCCGGCGGGGTTACGGAGCTGACCATGAATGCGGATGTCATCATCTATGAGAAGGTGGCCCGGGAAGAGGCGTCCATCCGTAAAGTACTCTCTTTGACCGGGCAGGTGCATGACGCCCTGGATGAATACCTGCTGGACGGATATGTCAAAGATGTGGTGCCGGGCAATGAAGACCCCATACGGCTAATGTATCGGGAAAAGGCGTTGGTGCTGCGCAAAATAATCCCATATCAGTATTTCAGGGAGGATTAACATGTACAAACTTAAAGACGGCCAAGAGGCCTTTACCATCGTGGACGGTCCGGATGCCGACAAAACATACCTGCGTGGGAAATCTTACTCCCAGGCCCCGTCAGGGTATGAAAACCGGTTTGAGCAGATCCGCACCGATAAAAAGACCCAGAAATCAACTAAATCCACGGAAAAAACAACCACGATATCTGGCACAACTCCGGCACAGGAGGAAACTGAATCATGAGATCCATTAGAGCCAAACATAATATCGTTGCCGTGTCCGCATACCAGCAGGAGACGGCGATTAACACGGCACAGACCCTGGATCTGTCCCTGCTGGCCAGCGTGGGGGATATCATTTCTCTGGATCCGCGCCGGGAGGATAATGTTGACGAGCTGACCGGCAAGGAAGAGGCTGACGTTATATATGACCTGGGCAGCACTTCGGCTGTGAGTTTGAATTTTCCCAAGGCCCAGCCCCAGCATTTTGCGTTCATTTATGCCTATGCCCTGGGAATCATTGCGTCGGCTTCGGCCGGGTCCGGGTACAAGAAAACCATCACCCCCATTGACGGGGATCTGGAGACAGAGCGGTCTCTGCCGTCGTTTACGGCGGCCCAGCGCATGGGCAAAACCATTGCCAAGGAGCGGTTTTATTCCATGTTTGTCAATTCCATGACCGCCACGTTTACCAAGGATGACTGGTGCCAGGTCAAGGCGGACTGCATTGGCACGGGCAAGCATGACGCGTCTGTGACCGAAGAGGAGATCACCGCTGCCGGCAATGTTGCAGCGCTTACCCTGGCAGCCAATGGCGTGGCCGGATCAACTGCGGCCGAACGCCTTGATGCCATTCATCAGGTCCGGGTGGAATTGACATCCGGGGTGTGGACCGAGGTGGAGTTCTCTGCGGTGTCCAGTGCCACACCTGCGGAGATCACCATCACCGCACCGTCCGAGGATACCGACAATGTGACATACAAGGTGCTGTATGCGCCCACGGAGGAGGCATGGATGGCCATGCCGGCCCGGGTGTCAGAGACCCCGTTGCGGGTATCTGAAATGACCTTTTCCCTGGGCGGGGCCTGGGACGGATCCGCCATCCAGGGGGGCCGGAACATGGGGGCTGAGATCAACTCCATTGAGCATACCTTGAATAACAACGGGGCTGTGGAATTTGCCATTGGCGGAAATGGTCTTTATGCCTCACAGTATTTCCGGGAAGGCCGGACCCAGACGCTGTCCCTGGACCGGGAGTTCCGGGATTATATCGTGCGCAATTATATGACCGGAAATGAGACCTTTGCCGCATCCATCACGGCATCTGGGGCAGAGTATGAATCTGGACACAATTATGAAGTTCAGATTATTTTCCCCAGGCTGGGTGTGCTTAAGGCACCGGTAACGGCCAATGGCAAGCGCCTGGCTGAAAAGGGGGATATGACCGTGCTTGAGGACGGGACCTACGGGTCCGTTATCGTGAATGTTAAAAATCTGCAGCAGTATTACGCTGCATAACTACCAAGCGTTTTAAAGGAGTTTTACCGATGAGAATTGTATCCAGCAAACCCAACGCCTTGCGCCTGCAGGACAATATATCTGATTCCGTCCTGGAGCTGTACTACCATACACCCACGGCTGCCCAGCAGGCTGCATATACCAACGGGATGTATACCCGAAAGCGCAACAGGGTGGTGAATACCACAGGTGAATGCCGGCAGAAATTCGGCAGCCAGATCCTGGCCGGGTTCCGGGATGGTGACTTTGCCCAGGAGGTGAATGGCCAGATTGTGGCGGTGTCATCCACCCAGGGGGCTGAAGGGTATCGCGAGGACTGGAAAGGCTGGTTTTGCAAACATAATTCAGACCTGGTTGAGCGGCTGGCCATCCACGCCTTTGAGCAGTCCACGGATGCGGATATAGGTCCGGAGATTATTGAAGAGGACGAAACGACCGGGGAAGATACCGACCCAAACTGATTTTGGACCGGGATCTGGATGCCGTGGCCAAGGGCAATATATGCCGGGAATCGGATTATGCTGAATGCCGCGAAGAGATGGATGGCCCCGGCCTTGAATGGGCCTGCAGCCAGTGTCCAAAGCTGCCGGTAGAAACCATCCATCCGTATACGCAAAAACTTTTGTCCATTCGGCAACTGCAGCAGGCGGGTTTTCCCCTGGATGCAGAAATCTTAAATTATAACGAATGGCTTGACCTTGGAAGGGTAAACGAATGTCTAACACAGCCACCATTAAAGTTGCTTTAAAAATTGACGACAAGGGCGTGGTTCGCGGGTTTAGGGACATTACCACAGCCTCTGAGGATGCAGGTAATAAAAGCAGCAAAGCCTTTAATTCCATGGGCGCCAGCGTCAAGGCGACAACGGCCATGTTAAAACAGATGTCCGTTGTTGCCGCAGGGCTTTCCCTGGGCGGGATTGCCGGCGCCGGTGCTGTTCTGATGACGGCTGCCGGGAATGCAGAAGATTACGCCCGGGCCATGGCCATGGCCAAGGTATCCACAGGGGCCACGGCAGATGAGGTGGAGAGGTTCGGGGAGATCTCCCGGGAACTGTGGGGCAAGGGGATCGGGGATTCCATCGGGGAAGTGACAGACATAGTTGTTCTGGCGTCCAAAAAGTTTAAGGGGGCCACGGATGACACCCTTGCCTTTGCCTCCAAAGCGGCTTTAGGGATTCAGCAGGTTTGGGGGGATGACACGGCCAAGGTGATGAATTCCGCTGCTACCATGGTGGAAAAGTTCGGCATATCATATCAGGAGGCATTTGATTTCATTACAGCCGGGTACCAGCGTGGGCTGGATTCTTCCGGGGATTTTCTGGATTCAATCCTTGAATATTCGGTGCAGTTTTCCAATGCAAAGGCCGATGCCGGGCAGTTTTTTTCCGTGCTGGAGACAGGCCTACAGGGCGGGGTTCTGGGCACGGACAAAGCTGCGGATATGTTCAAGGAGTTTTCCATCCGGATTGTGGACGGGTCCAAAACCACCCATGATGCCATGGCCATGCTGGGCATTGATGCGGATAAGTTCGCAAAAAAGATTTCCGACGGCACCATCACCACGGCGGATGCGTTTAGTATTATCAAGGATAAGGTCGCGTCCGTGGACGATGTGGTTGTCCAGTCCCAGGCCGGTGTGGGCCTGCTTGGCACCCAGTTTGAAGACCTGGGTAACCGGGCGGCTTTGGGGATTGATCCGGCAAAAACCAAAATTGAAGACCTTAAAGGAGCGGCAAAGGGGCTTGAGGAACAATACGGCACCCTGGGCCAGGAGATCAGTCAGACAGCCCGGATTCTGACAGGGGTGGGCAGTGATGCTTTTGACGACTATTCATCTGCAGCGGCTCAATCTCTATCAGATGTCAATGACCGGCTGCGGGAACATAGAGAAGGGCTTACGGCCACGACAAAAGCGGCCCGGGATCTGGCGGTGGTCATGGGGACGGGCGGTGTGCTCATGGGTGCGTTCGTTGCCTGGCCTGCAGTGGCGGGTGCGGCTGCCACGGCCACATATACGTTTCGCGCGTCCCTGTATTCGGAGCAAGTTACGGCATATGCCACTGCATCCGGTATAAATGCCCTTAAAGCCTCTCTTAATCTGCTTTTTGCAGCCTGGGCCGGGTGGGAGATTGGCTCAAGTCTGTATGAAAATTTTGAATCGGCCAGGTTGGCAGGGCTTGCGCTTGTGGACGGACTGATATCCGGTGCCATAAGAGTACAGTATGCCTGGGAAAAAATATCCACGGTCGTGGAAGTTAAATTAGGCCAGATGATCTCGTCTGTTAAGGAGAAATGGGCGCAATCTCTTGAATGGATGGCGGCAACTCTTGACAATGTCCCCAGGATGCATGGGGTGGCTGATGGGCTAAGAGAATACGCCTCCGGGATCAGTGCCGCGAACACCAGCAATAAAGAGTTGGCTGCGCAGTTAGACATTATCCGGTCCAAAGAACAGCAGGCCCTGACTCAGCATGATGAAATCATTGAAGCGCTGCGTCTGAAAGCCATCCAGTATAAAAAAACAGGGCAGGCCAAATCGGAGTATGCAAATGTTGACACCGCACTTGGTGATTATTTTTCGGATATCGACACTCAATCTGCTGCGTTAAGCAATAAAAAGAAAATTGTTTCATTGGGCGGCATAGGCTCGTCCGATGCTGAAAATCTGGCTGCAAAACAAGCCCAGGCCTGGCAGACCGCATACAGCAGCATGGATACCATCACCCAGGCCGTGTATGACAAGATGCTAGAATATGCACACCAGGAATATGAGGAGAACATCAAACTGCTGGGGGACAAGGAGACTGCCCAGGCTTTATATGCGCAAAGAGTCAAGGAGCTGAACAAAAAGATGCTCGGATCTGACGAAAATGCCGAAGCTATCAACCGACAGCTTGATGCATTGCAACTGCAGTTTGATACGCTTGGTAAAACAACGTCACAGGCAGAGTTATATAAACTTTCAATTCAAGGGGCAGGTGCAGAGCAACTGGCATTGGCCGAAAAGTTGTACAACACAATTGACGCCTTTGAGGCAGAATCCGAAGCCGCAGAAAAGGCAAAGCAAAAAGAAATTGAG